TGGGGAGAGCCTTGCATCAGATAGTGGCTACACCTGGAATGATTTTAATTTTGAGGGAACTAACAAATATGCAGGTGGCTTTGATGATCTAGGCAACCTTGATGCCATTGTTGCTGAATTTTGGAATCAGACTTCAAAGGCGGTTGGATAATGATCACAAAGCGCGGGAAGCAAGTTCGAGCAATTGCAATTGCAGTTGGAATCATTGTCATTTGGCAAGTTTCAAGCAATCTGTGGTGGGTTGGCATTGATGCACCTAATGCAGAGTTTCTTGGTTGGTGTTGGGGTTCAATGAGCGAATGTGTGGTGTTGTAAATGGTCGGCAAGAAAATCAGGTCAGTCAGAGTCAGCGATCAACTATGGCGCAAGGCGATGGCAAAGGCACATTCAGAAGGCAAATCAGTTTCAGAGGTAATCGTTGATTTCTTGAAGGGATATATCAAATGACAAAAGCTACAACCGCCATCGCCTTTGCCGAAAGAGGATGGCACATACTTCCTGTTACTCCTTATCAAAAGACACCTTTCTTTCCCATTGCAAAGAATGGGTACAAGTCAGCGACAACTGACATTGAATCCATTGAGAAGTGGTTCACTCGCGCTCCGATGCTCAACATTGGCATCGCTTGCGCCCCTTCAAACTTAGTCGTCTTTGACATTGATTACCGCAACGGCGGAACAACTGAAGGTCTCAACCTTGACACATTCACAGTCGCAACAGGCGATGGCTTGCATCTGTATTACACCGCCCCTGCCGATGCGAAGTTCAAGGGCAAACTCCGTGATGGCGTTGACATCAAGCACAATGGATATGTCGTGGGCGCAGGATCATTGCACGAATCAGGCAAGTTCTATGAGGTCGTCAAAGACATTCAACCTGCGCCGATGATGGAGTGGATATAGCCTAAAAAAAGACAAAGAAATCCCCCTCACCATGACCGACTGATGGTGAGGGGGATTTCTTATTCGGCAAGTGCGCGAGCAATGCCTTCTTCAAGGGAAATTTTGGGTTCATATACCTGGAACATTCGAGTTGTATCGCCTACGCGGTACTCAACACCTATCGGCGCATCAAGATTGTTTTTGATGGGAGCAAGGTACTTTGCCTGCAACATGACCATTTCTGCCAACTCAATGAAAGATGTTGGGCGACCTGAACAGATATTCATTGTTTTTACATCATTGATCACGGCTGCAAAAGTAGCCTCAACAACATCGTCAATGTGTACGAAATCTCGTACCTGTGTTCCTCTGCCCCACACTTCAAATGGGTCTGCCTTGCGCTTTGCGCGTTCAATAAAGGATGGGAATGGATAATCAAGTGCTTGATCTGAACCATATCCGCTAAATGGTCGCAATACAGTTACCTTCAGACCTTCAGCTCGTGCATAAGAGGCAAGCATTTCACCGGATAACTTTGCCCAACCATAGGTGAAATCAGGGGTGCGGATGTGTTCTAGGTTGATGTCAATTTCACGCAATTTTTGTTTGTAGTCAAGTTTTTGCAAGAAAATTGGATAAGCAGCACTTGATGAGAAATAGACAATGTGCTTTGGGCGAGTTCTCAAGGCCCATTGGAACATATCTGCATCTATGGCAAGGTCAGAGGCAACTGACAAAGGGTTCCCCTCAATAGTCATCCGCCCACCGACAATCGCCGCGAGATGAATCACGATGTCAAATTGTGTGTCATCTGTGGCAAAAAAATGTCGAACCTCTTTGCCATTTACTAAGTCAATTCCTGTGATCTCGTGGCGTTGTTTTGCAAGCGCACGATGGAATGCACGCCCAACAAACCCTGCATCACCTGTGATCAGAATCTTCATTATTGCCCCCATTCATACAAGTATTTATCATCACCTGACAAAGCTACAGATTTTTGTTGATCCACAGTAAAGAAAAACTTATCATTCTCATCAAGGGCTGCGCCAATATGACTGACCTCATTGACAGGTTCAAGGACATATGGCTTGCGAATGGATTTGCCTTCAACATCTGTATCGTAAAACTCGTCATGGATAAAGCATGAGAATTGGATGCGTGGGTAAATCATATTTCTCAAGAAGTCTTGATCTTGGGTGTAGTAACTTGAAATATCAGCCGACTCCATTAAGGCGCGGATGTCTTTGAAAAGTACGGATCGAACTGTGAACATACCTGCATTGATGGGGTAATTGTGACCGATAGGGTGGTCTTTCATAATGTGAGCATCAAGACCCGAATCAAGGAATTCTTCGTGAGCGTGTAATTCACGCAAAGACAGGCGAGCATCGGCATCACGGAAGGCAACGATGTCATAATCTAGTTCACAAGCAAGAAAACGCCACAACTTGGCGGTGTGATCTTCGGGTGCATCCGTCTGAATAATTTGAACATTGGGAAACAGGCGCAAGGTTGAGACTACCCATGAAGGCACCGATTGACCTACAAAAAAGACCAACTCGTATTCATCATCCAAAATCTGTTCAGCGATGATGGCGTTTTTGATTGCCCCTACCGAGTACCGCAAATCTGACCCATAAAGTGAGAATGCAATTGCCTGTTTCATTTGCGCAGTTTCTTGAGCAAGACCTCGTAGGCTTCTGATTCAATGTAGTTTTTGTAGGCAAGAGCATCGGCGGAATAAACTTCCTGCGCATTGACTGCAACATAGCCTTCATCCCACTCAGCTTTTCCTGCAACCGGGTGCATATGCTCAACAATCACATCTTCAAGATAATGCAAAGAACCTAAATCCTCGCCCAATTTCTTCCAAAAGTTGTCCAGGTAAAGATGCTTCATATTTGGTGGCACCATTCCGCCAAGTGCTTTGACAATATCTGATGTCATTGCAACCATCGTTGGAAGACGCTTGCCTTGAAGCAGATCATTGCCGTAGGCAACTGACGGCGCCTGTTGCAACGCCTCAATGAGTTTTGCATCCCAATCGGCTGTGCGTGGGCGGTGGTCATCGCCTAAGAAGGCAAAATACTTGTATTTGTCATCATATTTGTGTGCCACATAATTGAGTGGCTTTGCCATGCCTCGTGAATCATTGTTGCAAGTGATCACATAATCATCGCCTAATTCATAGAGATAATCATCTGCCTTTGGGTCGTCATAATCAACGATGAAAAGCAAGCGTGAGGCAGATGAAAGGTCATCGTGAGCAGCAAGAAGTTCAACTGCATTTTGTGGTCGCCCACGAGTTGGAACAAGTGTGATCATTTCCATTGTCATTTTATCTCCCCTGCAATCGCGGCATATGCTGCCAAATCTACGAATGAGTCTTCATGGTCAGGTGTCTCAATCAAACGAGCTATTTTGACAAGACATAAACACAAAGCGACCTGTGAAGGTGTTATCTCAGTTTCAAGATACACGCTCCACAGGTCGGCAATGCGTTTGTGATTTACATACGGCGATCCATAGTTTTTTTGACGATCAGTATGCGTGAGGCGTTTTGCCTCATCTAAGATTTCCCCCCGATTCATGACTTACTTGCTTCCGCGTCCGAACTCAGTTGCCTTTGGGTCAATAGCCTTAAAGATTGGGCCAACGACTGCTGCAATTCCTGCTGCAAGGTATTCCTTGATTGGGCGGTTTGGGTCTGTCATGTATAACGCTGCAACGGCTGCTGCTGCTGCTCGCAGATATGTCTTTGCGATTGCTTCAATTTTTACTTTGTCAAACATCATTACTCCTTAAAGGTAGGCTTGCCGAATCCAACGATGAATACAGGCAAGGATGGTTGTAGTTTGCCACGATTTTTCTTCTTATAGGCGCGAACCTTACGGCATACTTGACCGCCGTTACGCTGATCGCCCTTTTTATCAGGTGCCGTGTTGCCCTCGATTGTCACAACAGTTCCATCATCTCGCACTTGTAGCACAATTCCCACATGAGAAATGCGGTCAATATTATCTGATGGGAAATCAAAGAACACGATGTCACCTGGCATGGGCGTGGCAACCTCGGCATCTTGCCACTTGCCCTTTGCTTGAAACGCCTCTGCCCCTGACGGCGTGAATGTGCAGTTAGGAATTGAGGTCACTTTTGCTTGTTTTGCCACAAAGTTGACGAAGGCACCACACCAAGGTTGGTTTGCCTTTTGATAGTGGGTTTGATTCTCGGCAGGGCCTTCTATAAAACCTTCTTCTGCTCGTGCCGCATCAAGAAACTTGTTGAGTTGAGCTGACATTGTTCTCCCCTTGTTTTGGTTTTGATTTGAGTCCATTTGCAGAGACTATCCCTGACAAAGTTCCTGTGAGAAAGACAGTCAATGTTGCAACTAGGTCAATAAAGGCTGCGTCATTGGGTGCTTGTTTCATAGGTTGAGTCACAAATACTAATGCCCAAAGGAGTGCAAATACCGATCCTGCAAAGACAATTGCCAAGATGATTCCGATGCTAACAACAAGTCGAGCGTGTAATTCTTCAGATGTATATCGGCTAGGGCGTTTCATCAAATATCTCCGGAAGTAGGTCAGAGGTGCAGGTTCCTGTGGTTTCGCATTGCGGTTTGTTGCATTCGGGTTTTTCCCAATTTTCAAACTCTTGGCATGGGTATCTGACCCAACCTTGATACCCACAACCGCTAAGAGTCAGAGCGAGTAAGCAGGATGCGATAAATCTCTTCAACTTGTCGCTCCAATCGTGCAACGGAATCTTTCACACTTGAACCGCCATTTGGTTTGAGTTCATTAAGGTAATGCTTAACAAGCCAGCGAACCGCTGTTGCAAAGGCACCGATAATGGTGATGAGTGCAACTGCCAACGCTGCCCAATCTTGCGTGGTCATTTGCCGATTGCCATCACTTGCATCGTGACTGTGCCTGAAGTTGTAATTGCCCAAATTCCGTTTGCCTTGTTTTCGACTGTCAGTTTGTCGCCGTTATCCATGCGATATCCGGTGCTTGAGGTCACATCTGAATTGCCCAAATAGCAAGTTCCGCTTGAGCTGTGTAAATAAACCATCTCTGCTTCTTGCGTTGCATCAACGAGCGCCGTTGCTGTTGTGGTGACTGTGACTTGCCGGGTGCTGATTCCCATTGTTTGCTCCTGGTTTGTTTAGATTGGTGATGCTTTTACTTTGTTAATTCCCACCTGCAAGTGTCTTCATTAAAATGATCAGCCCACTCAGGTTTTGGCGGTATAAATGCATCTTTATTTGGATCATAAATGAAAGAAATTCCTGCGAAGTTTTTACGGAAATTGTGATTATAGGAAGTTTGAACCCACTTCGTATCTTCTCCAAAGAGAGATTTACAAAACGCAACGCCAAGTGACTCTAGTTCAATACCATTTTCATCTGTAACAATTTCATTGTTTACAACAATTACATTCATCACAATGTTGTTTTCATCTAACTC